ATTATAATATATTTCACATCAAAAAACAAGATTTAAATGCTTTTTATGCGCTTACGATTTGATACCTTTATTATCATAAAGAGTAGACTATCAAAGCGCATTAAAGCGCATTTTATTCGCGTTATTTGATGTATTTTAAAATATTTAAAATATCTCTATATAAAGAACATCACAAAAAGACTTAAAGACTGCTACTCCTCTGTGAAGCATTACATCGTCTTTAAGCCATTTAAACTCACCATCATAGACCTCAACAGTCTGAAGACTTTTCTTAGGGTCCCTGTACAAGACCTTAACCTTCTGAAGAGGATGACAGAACTTCTGGAGTTCTAAGAGTTTCATATAAAATCCTCTATACTAATAGTTCCTGTTACAAAGTTAAAAGGTAACATCTCTGTAAACTGGGACAAACCATTTGAACTCAAATAGTCCTTGAAATCCCTAGTGTTTTGAGATGAAATAGTCTTCTTTTGCTCTACATAAGATAAAACACACTTATTACAGATTTCAACTGGAATGTAATCATCTAAAATAAGTTGTTTGTTTCTTTCAAAGTTCTTTTTATATAAAGCATTAGTATTTATAAACTCGTCAACTTTTCCATCTTCCAGAAGTTTCTGAACCATCTTTGGTCCTAATCTTGGATTCTTCCAAATATCATCACTTCCAAAGGCACTTAAAACTTTGTTTCTGGTTCCATCATTAAGACTAAAGTATTTTTCTTCGGTTAAAGGAATATTCTTTGACGCTAAGAAACTCTCAAATTCAGGGCTAAACTTAGTTTGGTCTGTTATCTTTGGAATTTCATCAGCACTATCTCCTAACAGAACATGTTCTGTTAGCCAAAACTCCATGTCACCACCTTTGGTCTCAGGAGTAACGAACTTCTTTGTCCTTGGAGAGAACTGTGTTACATTTGGTCTCTTTTGTGCCTGAATCATATCCTTGTCTGAGGAAATAATTAGAACAGGCTCTCTCTGAGAATATTGCTTTGCTAGACTCAGAATAACGTCATCTGCTTCTGCTCCTGGAACTCTTATAACTTTCCATGGAGTGTTAGTCTTCAGTTGTTCCAAGAACTCGTCTACGTGTTTAAAGACTAAGTCAAAGGGAATCTTAGACTCGTCTCTGTCTGTTTTTCTTGATGACTTATAAGATGGAAGAATAGACTTCCTCCAGTTCTGTTCTGTATAGTCATCTAAGCAAATAACAATATCGCCTTTAGTTGGGCTATACTTAGTCTGATATTCAAACAACGAATTTAAGACTAATCCCTTAGCCACATTTATAAACTCGTCTATGTTATACTTATTGTCTGTTTCCTGTGGTTTAGCTATCGAAATAGAAGCAAAAATACTCTGAAACAGGATACCACTAAAATCTACTAAAATCATATTATCTCTCTTAAAACTTTTAGAATTGTTCATAATATTTATTTCCTTTTCAATGTTCAAAAATGTCAAAATGTCAAACGCAAATAGTCTAAGTCTTAGTTGATTAAAATATTAATATCTTTATATCTTATATAAGACAATGATTTTTTTATTTTGCTGATTCAAAATAAAAAAGAGAATGTGATAAAAGAGAAATCCAGGATAATATCCTGGATTGGTTGAGAATTTAGGAAAAGGAGGATTTAATCCTCCTTTAAAGTGGATATGATATTATAACTGGTTGATTAAAGCACTCAAGTCATCATCTACAGATGAAGCATTTGGGGTGCTTGAGGCGTTTGAGGTGCTTACAGCAGTAGGTGCACTTGATACGCTTGAGACCGCATTAGCATCCTTTACTTCAGTTTCGATGTTAACCTGAGCAGTAGGTGACTGAGCCTGTGAGGTTGAGCCCTTAGCTCCAATTCCAAACAGTCCCTGACAAACTCTTTCTAACTGCTTGGTCAGGTCTTCATAAGAGGAGAAGTTTTCAGGCTTCATAAAATCACCTAAGTCATAGCACTTAGTCTTGATTTCTTCGATACACTGGTTCTTGATTTCATCAGTGATAGGACCACCCTTAAGATTGTAGATAGTAGCCCCATTAGGCAACTGAGTAAATGAAGATGAACTGTAATCAGTAATCCCATTTTCAGGCTTCTTAAAGCACTTTAAGTTAAGAATCCAACCCTTTAATGGATTAAAGATTTCCTTTCTCTGCATTCCCATCTGAATGTCTGTTTCAGATAACTTTAAGGTGTTTTCAATCATCTGCGCCATTGTCTTAGACATTTCATAGAGGAAAATCTTTCCTTCATTCTTTGGTTCAGCAGGGTCCTTAATAACCTTGATGTTACAAACCCACTTTTCCTGAGGCTTAAACTTTCTTGCTGAATCAGGGTCTTCATCATAGTGATTAATATAGGTTTCATTGAATGGGCATGGGAGACCAATTGACTTTGGAGACCATTCAGAACAGAAAGCTCTCTTACCACCATGCTGAATAGTGGTGTTAATCTTGAAGAGCTTAATGATAGAGTGCTTGTGAGCGTCAGGCAACAGAGCAATTACCGCCTGACCTGAACCATCCTTAGCCTTAGGAAGAGTGTAAAAACGTTCGTCCTTGTAAGACTTCTTACCCTGTTCGAAAGGATTAGAACCTAAAGCCTTAGCCATTGAGTCAAAATCAAAAGAGTTAATATCAAAATTTTCCATAATTTTTCCTATGTTTCCTTATTCAAAAATAGTCAAAAAAATCTACTTATACATTAGTAGATACAAACATTTCAAAACCATCAATACTGGTCTCAAAAAGAATTCTAAAAGCATTCTTAGCTTCATTATACTTAACCTTTACAGTATAATCAAGTACTGGAAGTTTAGAAAAAGTCTCTAATTTCACAAATAAATCAAAGTTCTTATTTGTTTCAACATCTTTATTTATAGTAAAACAGTTAGAACTCTGATTAAACTTTCCTGTTGATGTCAGGGAAATTGTAACAGTGTCATCACCTTTAAAGTTAATAGCATTTAAATCTTTAAAAGAACTTCCTGCTTGCTTAATTCGTCTAATATCACTAGCACTAAGAGTGAATTCAGCAACACTTGGAATAGCGTGCATTCTGTCAAACTGTGTAGCAGGATACTCAAAGTCTTCCATTAAAGATGGAGTAGTTGTAAGATATGTAACCTTAGAGTTATTGTCCTTTGCTACAATCACACCATCCTTCATTGATACTTCAGGGTCTTCTACTAAGTTAAAAACATTTAAGAATGAACTTAAATCAATAAATCCAATCTTACCTTCGAACTGAGTATCATCAAACTTAGAGATATCAAACTTAAAACCAATGTCCGAACAGTCTGTTTTTCCTGATGTAACAGGATACTCCAAGACAACACCATTACTAATTTTATTAAAAGTCTTTAAAAAGTCAACAAATTTCTGATTAAACATTTTCTATTCCTTTCTATGTAAGGGACTTAAATATGCTTTAAATCCCTGTTGATTTTTATATTATAGAGTCTTATTTTAAAAAATCAAAATATTTTTAAAAGTTTTTCTTTAAGTCAAATTATTCTTCTTAACCTGAATCTGTCCAAACATAGCCTGACCAATGGCGTTATAGAACTCAAAGTTAGACTTTGGAACTAAAATCTTAATCCCATTAAAGTAAGAAGATGTAAAGAAAGCGCTTCCACCACCACTTAAAAACACGTAGTCACACTTATCTAAGATATTTCCATACTTCTCTTCTACTAAGTCTAAGAGTTCCTTTATATAGACCTTTTTGATTTCAATAATCTCGTCTTTATAATTAAACTGCTTTCCTCTTAACTTATAACAGTTTGTGTCTAAGACTTCCATCGCTTCATGCAAAGTGATACTCTTAGAGTGCTTTTCATTTATAAGCAAAGCAATTTTAGAAGCAATCTTCATCACACCCTGTTGTTCAATGCCTTCAAATACAGATGCTGATGTCTTTCCATCTATCACTCTAAACATATCTAAAGTGTTAAATCCAATATCGATTCCAATGTAGGAGGACTTTCCTGTAAAGTCAGTCAGTTTGTTAGGGAAATCTGCTCCATAAGTATCAATACAGATTTTACTTCCTGCTCCTTGTGGGATAACAAAGATGTTTTTGAACTCATACTTAGTCCCATTAACTTCAAAGCTACTTAAAGCATCCTTAAAGTATCCTGAGTTCTGAATCTGTGCCTTACTAAGACCTGTTACAATCACATCAGGAGTAACATCAATAAGACTAAGTGTATAAGCCAAAAACACTGGAGCATAAAACTCTAAGTTTTTGTATTCAGTAATATCAATAAGACTTTCAGATGGAAGAGCATTTGCGTCATTTCCAACATAAAAGTCATAGCCTTTATAATTAAAAATTTTATTATCTTTTATATAAGCATTGGACTTTGTTCTTCCAATTACAGATGGAAACTTAAATTTCTTTAAAACTTCTCCATTTTCATT